AGGATTTTCTGTGCCGACTGGTACACTACGGCTAGTCCAATTTGGTGAATCTAAATATACTGCGCTCAGGCTAGTCCAATCTATATAATTGTCTGTGGATTGTATTTCTAATGCTGGATTAAACAAGACCATTAACTGTTCTAATAACTGCAATTTTTGCTTAGTATTACTGGTCCATACATCTAATTTAAGTTCTAAGGTATATGGCACAGGCATTAATCGTTCTATACTAAAGGCATTGCCTTGACGATTTTCATACTCCATGGTGTCTTCGTTATAGTAACGTTCACGGATATTCATCTTGCCAACGAATGTAGGATCCTGAACACGATCACGATCATAGGTAATATTATTAATCCATACTGCCATAGCAGGCACAGTGGGCAACATATTGCCTGCGGTGTTTTGACTGATGATAGTCTGCACCTGACGACTGCTGTCACCGTAATAAACTGGTACACGCTGTAAAGTAGTGTTGCCTTGTCGATCTTGACCAAACTCAACTTGGAATCCTGATACCATGCGGATAAATTGAGCTAAGAAGCGTTCTATCTGTGCATCATAAAAAAATTGTTGACTAGCTGCCATTATATGTTATCCGCTGAAGGACGCAGGGCTTGGCTCAAGCTCTGACGTTCGTTAATTACATGTCTGTAGACTGTGTATTCTAGTAAGCTACCAATTGGTAATGGGCTACCATCTGCAACTGTGGCGCTTGCGACTGTTCCTGTTAAGTTACCTGCTAGAGTATAACTAGCACTTGAAGCGTTGGCACCATTTACGACCCAACTACCATTAAATTGTGTTGATCCTGCAACATCTGCAACTTGTATAGTTTGACCAACGACAAATGGAGTAGTTGGTTGAGCTGCAAACTGCACGGTAGCATTACCACCTGTGGCAGTAGCTGATGTTATCCTTAGCTTTCTTGGATATAATGGACCTGTAATAGTCACTGCTATATTACCACTGCTGTTAGAAATAGTATTAGTAATAGGCAACCCATCTAGTTTAGTTCTAACACCATAGATGCTATTATAAGGAACTTTAACAACCACCGTTTTAGTTGACAAAGTAAATGATAATGTCGCGGCATTAGCGGCTGGTGTGTATGAAGTTGAAATACGTATAGCGTCCCAGGCTGCACTGTTGCTCATGAACTGATTAGTATCATTGATAAAGCCACTTAATTGTGTTTGATTTTCTGTGCCTGGTGTTAGATTAGTTCTCACAGCATCCTCTACTTTGACCCAACGACGTCCATCATAACGGAATAATCGATTTGGAATATAATCTAAGCGTAAGAAATAGTCGCCTTGACCCGGTGTTACTGGGAAAGCGATACCTGCGGCTACTGTGGCACCATTTGGTGGTAGAGCATCTCCGGTTAAGTATCCTTCTACTTTAACAGCCGAAGTTAACGTCTGCGCACTAGCATCTGCTACGTTTGAACTAGCATCTGGTGATAGATCACTAGCATCAATCGCTCCAGGATCAACAGGATAGCCATATTCGTTAACTACCTCAGTGTAGATCATCGAAGTATCATATCCACTCTTAGGAACATCTTGTTCAGCACGGGTGACTATAGCATCATTGACTTCGATATACTTGTTATAGGTGCTGATAACTTCGCCCAGGGTATTGGTATTATCACCACTATCTGTGGCTGGTAAGTTATCGAGTATGTCTTTGTATTCTTGGCTATCTACTAACGGTTGTAGTTTACAACGCCATAGATGTGGCCAATAGGTAGCTGCAAATCCTTCTGCGGCACGGCTGGCATCTTGTATGACATAGAAACGTTTAAGTGCAGCACCTATACCTTCATCTAAAGGATAATAGTCGATGAGATTAGGCAATTCTAACACATCACCTACCATGAGTTTGCGTCCAATGACGTCGATCATGTCATCATAATGGAACACAGCAAACATGGTATCACCAGTTAGGAATAGACCAAACTGTGTTAGATCAAAGTCATTATCATTGATACGATAGATAGTGCGGATATTGTAAACACTGGTATCATACTTGCGATCACGGTTTTCTAGGAACAGTAGATCCTGTATACCAGTAATAGAAGTAGCCCCACCCGGTTCTGTGGCACTGGTGTTGGCCTGTGCTAACGGACCCAAATATTTGTGAACATAAACATCAACTCCACCTACGGTGAACATTTCACTCATCGTGCGGTTAATAAAGTGGTCGTCGTTGCCTTTGGTTGGCTTGTATAAACTTAAACGTGGCATTCCAGAATCCTATTATCTAGTATTTATCGACATTGACAACTACACCAAAATGTGTTATACTTGTATCATGGCTGAAATTACTCAAAGTTTAGATTGGGCAGAGGTGCAGATAGCACTAGAAGCACCCGCACATAAGTTAAAACGCTATACCGGTGACATGCTGAAAATGAGTAATGCTATAGGTAGTATGGTTAAAAAGCTCAGTGAAGAGGAAATTAATTGTCGTCGACAAGGCAAACAAACCAAAAAACACCAAGAATTATTGACTCAAATCAATGAGGAAATAGCCAATTATGAACGGTATCTGATGTTTGGTGTGCTATTAAATGGTTGACAAACTAACCAAAAGATGCTATAATACATACAATAAAGGAGTGACTAAATGCATGATTTTATTAAAAAACTATGGGACAGTAAGTCTACTATAATCATAGTAGTATGGGTAGTGGTATTCGCCTGGATCTATAGTCTGAACTATACTAGGAAACCAGTGACACATACTGCACCACCTGTCGGTAAAACCCTAGAAGAAATCATGGTTGGTCCTGTTGTCCACTTACCAGAGCCAGCATGGGACACGGATTTTAAATCCGCGATAAGGGAGACAGAATGAACTACAAATGGAGCCAACCTTATCCCGGCGAAAGCCGTTATGAGCGCCTGTTCCGTGCCCAACGGATCCTACAGCTATCACGCCATGTGATGTTGTTGGACACCGTAGAGCCAGTTAAAGATTTAACAGAAGCCAATAAATACCTCATGAAGTTTAGATTGGAGAAGTGAATGGGAACACCTGTATATATGGAAATAGAAGAAGCCTATAGTATCGTGCAATGGCACGGTGAAGAATATGGACATCACAATCTGTTTGGTGCTTTAAACAGCATGGAAGAAAATTGGGATGATCTAGACAGCATGGAACGTGCGGCCTACAAACAGGTCAAGCGTGAGCTAGAAAAAACCATAGTCGAATCAGAAGGCGGAGCCGTTGACTAGCGCAGAAGCATATCATCAGTGTTCAGTCTGTCAATGTGATTACACTGATGACGAAGGTGGAATCACGGGCTACATAGGTATATTGCCAGCCAGTTTTTGCCCAACTTGCCTAAGTGGTATAATTGATATGGTTGAACAGTTGACAGCAGAATAAAATCCTGTATAATTAAGAATAAACAAGAGAGGGCACGATGGCAATCAAGATTGATGGAATGAAAAAGAAAGCTAAAGTTAGTAATATTAATTTTAGCGATGAAAAATATACAGGCAAAGAACCTATCTGGGATTATGATCGTGCTCTAGCTTTTTCAAACGAAGAATTTGATCATCATCTACGTAATAGTTTTCGCTACTATAATTATTATTACACTACTAAAGATCTTAAAAAATATGTAGTGGCCTGGCTTCGTCAACACGAAGGTGACAAAGGTATTCACGTCTTAGATAAAGCCACCATTGATCGCTATCAACGCTCAGCAGATAGCCTAACCCCATTCACAGTCTGTGCCTTAGTCAAAGCCAATGCACAAGGCATGCCCTTGCGTGATCGACACGTAGAATATATCCTTGATGCTGTCCATCGCGTGCTTGAAATGCGTGCAGATGAAGAAGAAGTTGATGATAAAAAAGACATTAAGAAAACAGAAGTCAAGGTGATTACCATCCAAGACCGCATGAATGAAGTAGCTAAAAAACACATTCTTTATTTTGAGATGCTTGAAGATGCCTTGTTCGCAGGTGAAACAGTAGATCCTAAGGCTTATGAATACTTGGTTAAGAATCTAGTGCCACAGGCATTGATAGGTAAGATACAGGCAGTGTTTGAACCACGCTACAACGAATTAAAAGAAGCACGTAAAGGCGAAGATGAACAATTAAAAGAAGGCTACAGTCACTATAAGGCCGCAGACTTCAAACGCTATGAAGCGTTTTACGACAAGCTATTCCAGGACTTGGCCGCTTACAATCAAACTAAGAAGGCAACTAAAAAAGCCGCAGTCCGTAAGCCACCACAAAAAGAAAAACTAGTCCGTGGCCTAAAATATCTTAAGCAAGATGCCGGAATGAAACTAGTATCGATTAATCCAGTAGACATCGTTGGTGCAGAACAGCTATGGGTATACAATGTTAAAAATCGTAAACTAGGTCGCTATGTAGCAGAAGATCAAGGTGGAGTGCTTGGAGTTAAAGGTACTACAATCACAGGATTTAGTGAAAGTAAAAGCACACAAAAGACTCTACGTAAACCTGAAGAACAGGTTAAAGCATTCTTGGCCAGTAACAAAGTAGAACTACGTAAATTTTTAGAAAACATCAAAACCACAGAAATCAAGCTCAATGGACGTATCAACGCTGATACTATCCTACTAAAAATAAACTAATCCCCTCAAGGTAGCGAAAGGCAAGATTATCCTGTTGTCGGCAATAAATACAAGATAACAGGATAATTTAAATGTCTTTACTTCCAGCAAACGTTTCAGCAACCGGTAACTTAACAGCGACTCTCAGTATGCAAACTGAGAGCTTGTATAATCCATATACGGGTTCGGGTTCTGGACATATAGCGTTCGATGCTAATCTACAAGCACAGTTAACCACAGTTCAAAGCCTACAAAACGACATCGTTGATTATATCCGCCTACGCTTAGGCTATGGTATGATCGATGTTGAAGCTGATAAAGAACACTTTGACATGGGTATTAAACAAGCCCTTATCCGCTATCGCCAAAAGAGCAGTAACTCAGTAGAAGAAAGTTATGCATTTTTAGATTTATATCCCGAAACACAAGAATACATACTACCTAACACAGTCATGGATGTTAAAGCAATTTATCGTCGTGGTATCGGTAGTGTAACAGGTACCACAGCTAGCCAATTTGAACCATTTGCAAGTGGCTACTTGAACACTTATATGTTGGTAGCTGGACGAGTCGGTGGCTTAACTAATTATGAATTGTTTGTAGACTATCAAAAACTTGCTATGAAGATGTTTGGTGGTTTTATGAACTTTACTTGGAATAAAGTCACTAAAAAAATGACTTTAGTTCGCAAAATCCCATTCCAAGGTGCAGGCGCTACACTTAGATTAAGAAGTTTAACAGCCAGTGGGACAGCACCAGGTAGTACAGTTACATTCCAAATTTCTAATCAAGGACCTTGGCAAGGAGTTAGCGTAGGTAGCACAGTAAGTATTACCAATTGTCCAGTTGCTGGATATAACGGAACATACACAATTACTAGCGTAGATCCAACCCAACAAATATTTACATTCTTAAATACTGCGGCACTTGGAGCTACAGTGGTCAACGATATGGCCCTAGCCTCCACATACGTAAGCTCACCAAGCTCACCAGATAATGCAGTAACCGAAACAGTGTTATTACATTTATATAACTATAAACCAGACATCATGTTACTTAACGACCCACAGGTATTTCCATGGATCCAGGACTACGCTTATGCTTTAACATCAATGAGTATAGGTCAAGCACGTGAAAAATTTGCATCAATCGCAGGCCCACAAGGCGGCACTAGCCTAAACGGTACAGCACTCAAACAAGAAGGTCAAGCTCTATTAGATAAACTTGATGAAGAAATCAGGAACTATGTAGACGGTGGTCAACCATTAACTTGGTTAATGGGCTAAAAAGTCTAGACACGCACACAATTTTCTCGTAAAATAGTAGTAACAATCAAGGGGATTTCAATGAGTCAAGTCATCGGTATCGTGGGCTTTATCGGAAGTGGTAAAGACACAGTCGCAGATTATCTAGTTAACTTCCATGGATTCAGGCGCGAGAGCTTTGCTAACAGCCTTAAAGATGCTGTGGCACAGATTTTTGGGTGGAATCGCGAAATGCTGGAAGGTCGTAGTAAACAGTCTAGGGAATGGCGTGAAACCAAAGATGAATGGTGGAGTAAGCGTCTAAAGCATGAGATCACTCCACGCTGGGTCCTACAGTATTGGGGAACAGAAGTAGTCCGCAAAGGATTTCATGATGACATGTGGGTAGCTAGCTTGGAAAATCGCCTACGCAAGTCAACAGATGATATCGTTATCACGGATTGCCGCTTTCCTAATGAGATCAAAGCCATACGTAATGCAGGCGGCAAAGTTGTGCGTATCAAGCGTGGTCCAGAGCCCGAATGGTATGATGATGCAAAGAGTATGAACAAGGGTCCTAGCCGCAATATGAGCTGGGCATTAAGCAAACATAATATCGAAAAACTAGGTATCCATGCTAGTGAAACAGCTTGGGTTGGGCAGAAGTTTGATATAGTGCTGAACAATAACGGCTCGTTAGATGAGCTATATAATCAAATTGAGCTTAATATCGCTAGTAGTCAGGTGTCAGATCGCCTTGACGCCATCCTAAACCCTCTCGGGCAATTTCATATTGACAGTTAGCACATATGGTTTTTAAGTTCAAAGGTTTGGTATTGTTTAGATCACCATCTATATGATAGACAAATAGCTGTTCTTTTAACTTAGCCTTGAACCCACACTTTTCACAATGTGGTTTCTTTTTATAGCCATCTGATAGCCAACGTGGTTTGGCCGCCGGCTTGCTTTTCTTCTTACGTATACAAGTATCACATCTAGATCTATAATAAATTTTCCCATGCATCTTGTAGTTGACTGCAACGGGCTTTTTACCACAGATTTCACATATTTTTCTGTATTCCATACCATTATTTAGCTTAGTGTAACAAGCGAACCTTTCAAAGGGCATCTTACGACACCAAAATTACAAAATATCTATAAATAGTTTAAAGTAACCTATTTAGAGGATCTCATATTATGGTATCATTAGTTTCCCCAGGCGTTCAGGTAACGATCATCGATCAAAGCCAATATGCACCAACCCAAGCTGGTTCAGTGCCATTGATCATACTTGCAACAGCACAAGATAAATTAACTCCGGGCAATACGCTTGCAGCAGGCACAACTATTGCTAATGCAGAAAAAGTTATTACAGTAACTAGTCAACGTGATCTAGTTAACGCTTTTGGTAATCCTTTCTTTGCAGTCGATGCAAGTGACAATCCGATCAACGGAGACGAACGTAATGAATACGGCTTACTAGCTGCTTATTCATCACTGGGTGTAACTAACACCATGTATGTTCAACGTGCAAATGTTGATCTAGCACAATTAGAAGGATCTAGCACACGTCCAACAGGAACTCCTGCAGATGGTACATATTGGCTAGATGTAGCTTCTACTAACTATGGTATCTATGAATGGACACAAGAAGACGGATTTATTTTAACTACACCAGATGTAATCACATCAACCAGCTATCTAAGTGCTGGTGTTCCCCTTGCTAGCTATGGCAGTATCGGTGATTACGCTGTAGTTTCAACAAGCTCAGCGAACCCAATCTACTACAAAGGTTATGACAATGCATGGAAATTAGTAGGTAGCGACAGCTGGAAATCAGTGATTTCAACAGTAACAGGTAATGTTTCAACCCCAACAGTAACAGTTGGTTCAAAGATGTTTATCAACGGCAATCTTGTTACAATGACCAACACAACAGCCAACACTGCTGCATCAGATATTAACGGAGCCAGTTTATTTGGTGTTACTGCAAGAGTAAATTCAAGCTCACAACTAGAAATTTTTGTTAATGGATCTACTCGCGTGTTTAGTAACGCCGCTGGTAATTTACGTGGGGTTATGGACACTGTTACAAACACAGCAGACACATTGGTAATCACTAAAGGTTCAGTTCTCCTTGGTGCTAACCTAGACTGTGCTGGTAACTTAGGTATCTTACAATCAGGTTTAGGCAGTATCAGCAACGGTGGCAACACATATACATACAATGGTCCTACTATCGTTTTTGCAGGTTATACAAGCCCACCAGCATGGAGAACTTCAGATGTAACTCCACGTCCAGATGGTTCTGTATGGTTTAAAACCACAGCCACTGGTAACGGTGCTAGCTATGCTATTAAAGAATACAGTGCAGTTTTAGCTAGTTTCCAATTGTTAAGTGCTCCACTATATTTAAATGACAGTGCTGCGATCTATGGATTAGATCCAGTGGGTGGCGGCGCAAGTCTAGATGCGGGCGCACTATATGTTAAATATGATACATTAAGCACAACTACAGCTACATTTACTCCTTATATTAAGAATGTTCAAGGTCTTTTAACAATCACAGGAACAGTGGCGGGTGGCGCAGCATTAACATATCGTGCTAACGATAGCTTTACTATGTCAGTAAGTGTTCCAGGTAGCTCGACACTAAGCACAGCAACAGTAACGATTGGTGGTAGTGGTAATGTTCAACCAGCAACGGCGTTAGTTAGTGCTATTTTATCAGCTAATCTACCAAATATCACTGCTGGTATTAATTCAGATGGACAAGTTTTTGTAAGTCACTTAGCAGGTGGTACTATTGGATGGCTTCAATCAGTTGGAACACCGATGGATACAGCAGGGCTGAACGATGCAACACATGTTCAAGAATTAATAGCAGGTGTTTTATACTTAGCAAGTCCGTTCACTGAACTAACTTATACATATTCAGCAACAGCACCATACAGTGATCCAAGAGATGACACATTATGGTACTACAGCGATCCATTGGTAGCTGACATCATGATCAATGATGGTAGTGCATGGAAAGGTTATCGTAACGTAGCTAATGATGCACGCGGTGCTGATCTGACAGCAACAGACCCCAATGGTCCAATTTTCGCAGCTAGTCAACCACTAACACAAAGCGATGGAACAAGCCAATTAGCAGCAGGTGACTTGTGGATTTCTACAAGTGATGCCGATCTCGCTAATTATCCTGTTATCTATCGATATACAGCAAGCAACGGCGGTGGTGGTACAGTAAATAGTTGGGTCCTGATAGACAATGCTGATGATGTTAGTGCCGATGGTATAGTATTTGCAGATGCACGTTGGTCAGCTACAGGTAACGTAGATGTTATCACAGGCAGTCTACCAACAATCACTAGCTTAATCACTAGTGATTATAAAGATCCAGATTGTCCAGCATATCAACTATATGCACGCGGAACCATATTGTTTAACACACGCCGCAGTGGATACAACGTTAAACGTTTTGAAAGTGTAGGCTTTACTAGTGCTCAACTAGCTACAGTGACAGGCACAGAAGCTGCAACTTGGTTCACACAAAGTGGTGTTGATCCTACAACAGCAGTTCCTTACTTTGGAACTAAAGCACAACGTTCGACAGTAGTTGAAGCATTGAAATCAGCAGTTGCTTCAAGCACAGCCTTACGTGAAGAACAAACACAGTTTAACTTAATTTGCTGTCCGGGATACCCAGAACTCATCCAAGACATGATCACACTAAACAATGATCGCGTTAACACTGCATTTATCATTGGTGACAGTCCGTTAGATTTAACAAGTGACTCAACAACAATCAATGCTTGGGCTAATAACACTAACCTAGCAACAGACAATGGTGAAGAAGGTCTAGTTAGTAACAGTGAATATCTAGGTGTTTACTATCCAAGTGGTCTAGCTACTAATTTAGATGGTGAGAGCGTAGTTGTTCCACCAAGCCATATGATGCTAAGAACATTTATTCGTTCAGATGCAGTAAGTTATCCATGGTTTGCTCCAGCTGGGGTGCGTCGTGGTTTAATTGACAACGTTACAGCTATTGGTTATATTGATACAAGTGATAACAATACATTTAAATCGATCGGTGTAACTGCTGGTTTGCGTGATGTATTATATCAAGACAGAGTAAATCCAATCACAGTATTACCAGGTGTTGGATTAGTGGCATACGGTCAAAAAACACGTGCTGCTCAAGCAAGTGCGATGGACCGTATCAATGTAGCAAGACTAGTAGTTTATCTAAGAACAGTTTTAGCTAGAGTTGCAAGCCCGTTCATATTTGAACCAAATGACACGATCACACGTAGCCAAGTTAAATCAGTATTTGACAGTGTGTTCAATGACTTGGTTGCTAAACGTGCGATTTATGACTTCTTGGTAGTTTGTGATACAACAAACAATACTCCTGTTAGAATTGACAACAACGAGTTATGGATTGATATTGCGATACAACCAGTTAAAGCAATCGAGTTCATTTATATTCCGGTTCGATTACAAAACACTGGCGCGGCTTTAACTATTAATTAATATACGCACTTAATGGGAGGAGAGATCCTCCTCCCAAGTTAGGTAAAAACAGGTAAATACTATTATAGTATTAAAAGGAAAATAAGATGTCAGTAGCATCATTAACAAATTTTACAGTGCCCTTGAGCACCAATCAAAGTGCTAGTTCACAAGGTCTGTTAATGCCTAAATTAAAGTTTCGCTTTCGCGTGACTTTTTTAAATTTTGGTGTTACACAACCCAGCACAGAGTTAACTAAACAAGTTATGGACTTTAAACGTCCTAGTGTGAGCTTTGATCCAATTGAAATTCCTATTTACAACAGTAAAGTTTACCTAGCAGGTAAACCAACCTGGGCAGAAGTTAATTGTAATCTACGTGATGATTCGGGCGGTGAAGTTAGCAAACGTGTTGGTGAACAGATGCAGAAACAATACGACTTCTTCGAACAAAGTTCTGCAAGTTCAGGTATTGATTATAAATTTACTACTGTGCTTGAAATCCTTGATGGTGGTAACGGCACAAATACTCCAAACATTCTCGAAACTTGGGAACTATATGGTTGCTATCTAAGCACAGCTGATTATACTGATGTTAACTATGCTACAAATGATCCAGTGACTATCGCATTAACTATCCGTTACGATAACGCACTACAAACACCTACAGGTTCTGGCATTGGTGCCACACTAACAAGAACACTAGGCACAGTAA